CGGGCAGTGTGGTTGTCGCATCTTCCACAGCATGTTATAGGCCCGGCTTTAATAGCGGATATAATCAAATCCAATCGGCGGCTTATCATCTTAGTCGTGTCCATTGAGTACATCAACCCTAACTATCAGGGGATCACGTTCAACTTCACGATCGGGTATTAATACCTCGATGATTTATAAGCTCATTCACCTATGTTATGACAATATCTAAAGAAATCTTATCTTTAATCGACGTAGAAGTTGTCTAAACATGGAATTTCGACAGTTTCAAACATGTCGTTAATCTTCCTCAACTTCTTCTCAATAAAAGCAATCTCACGCCTTGACAATCCATACATCTCCTGAAAGTAAGCAACACAATTGTCGTAATCCTCTGCGTGAACCTCGTCCACTGTTCGACCGTAGTCGGGATACTCCAAGTGAAGTTTACCATTTTCAATTCCACTCACCCTAATCATCATCTTTCCGTACTCTTCCATAACAGGCAACCCCTTTGCCCAGGCGAGTATGCACATGCCATTCGACCAGCATAACTCTCTCCCCCATTTCTCGGTAGAATTGTACAAAAAATTTGTTGACCATGGCGAGAGTTGAATAACTCTTGCAGGTTTTCGCATCATGCGGAAGCACCATCCCTCTGGACCTGTAGTTTTAAAGAAAAGAGCACTGAGGAAATCTAATTGTTCCAGAGGCCCATACTTAATAAACTTACAAATCTGCCCAAGACCCTTTACCTGTTTCTTCTTATCCATTGCGAAATATTTATTCACTTGTTTGTCAAGCTGGGGCTGGTCGAGTGCGTTTAAACAAAGTAAAACGTCATCGCCTTTGAACCTCCCTTGCCATTTAATATTGGCCTTCTTGCAAGTAAATTTCCAATAGGTATACATCAAAACGGTGTTGGCCCACGTAGTCCAACCATCACCTGATGCTCTTGTTCCTTCTGTCGTATATTGAACTCCACCTTTCAAAATGTCAACTTTCAGAATGTTTGAAGCTCGAAAAGCTTCAATTACATCATACTTGTTGCCATAAGTAAAAGTGAAATCTCCATGCGTCAAAAGGTATTCCACACACTCGCAGAATTTTTCCAAGATCACCTTGTGTTGAGTCATATCAAAACCAGAACCATCAGCTGCCGCCCAAATTGCATTGGGAGTAGTATTTTCGATCTCTGTTAAATCAGCTGCAATTTCATCCCAATTTTTAGCACCACAATACTCTTTGAGAACAATTGAGGATATAAATTCCATCTGCCAAACAAAAGCGTTAGCCATGATTTTCTTTGTGTTGTGAGGTCCACAAATCATGCGCTCCTTGACATCAGGATCATCTTCAAAATATTCATAAAGTGTAAATTGTTTTTCTATTTTTGGGAATCCACCATAAGTCCAGCGTGCACCATCACTTTCCAACTCTTGTTTAGCCATTTGCATCTTCTCCTGATAGGTGAGTGGGTATTTCTTCATCCACTCATCAGCATCCACAATCACGGGATTATGAAGAGTATAAACAGCTAATTTTACAAAAGTCAAAGCTAGGGTATTTGACCACTCCTTGATAACATCAAGGTCCGGTTCTACCACATTAGAACAGGCACGAAAAGAAGACGCAAGTTGTGTCAAAGCACAACTGTGTTTAATCACAGGTCTAAACTGTTTCGTACCACGTACTATTGGGGCAATTTGTCCGGCGTAGTCCACTCGCTTGCACTCGCAACCAACAACATTGGCCACTTCTTTACCACTCTTACATTGAGTAAAGTCATAGGCAGGGTTCTTGATTTTGAATTTGGTCTTCGAATTAATGATTTGGGGGTCGAGTCGGTTAAGGTCAGTTACACAACTGCCTTTAATCCAAGTTCTTTCAGCTTTCTCTTTCTTAAAACTAAATACCTCTGCGATGAAGAACAACAAAAACAAGAAGAGAACAACACCGCCAATCCCCTCAAGCCGCGACACATCATTCTTTTGTGTACGCCCGGCTCCGAAGATTCGACATCGTTCTATTATACCTCTATGTGTGTCATTCTCATCACTACAGACCTGAACACGGTCGTAGCTTAAGTAGGTTACTCGGCCTCTCTCAGAAACTAGGGTTTCAAACTCAAAACCATCACAGTACTTGTACTGATACATTAGCTCATCACGTTCGACGACCCCGAAACTGGTTAAACCAGACGTGGGATCGCACGCAAAAGCAGGCTGTATAAACATAGTAACTATGAGGTATGGGATGATTATCCAAGCGAGAGTACGAATTAGTCTATCAATTACTCGAGTTAAACTAAAAGCATTCCAATGTTCCTGAATGATGATAAAGGTGCTACGGTATCGCATTTTGAACCAATATCTCCAACTGGTCGACTTCTCTTTTACAATTCGATTACTTTCAACAACGAAGTCGTCAGTAAACGAAAAGTGAGTTAGATCGATCACAGTTTTCGCAGATAAGGCCCAAGCCATTTTCGCAGCATTTACCAGGTTCTGATGTTCCGTTATATCAAGCTCACCTTTCAGTTTTCGCCCGCGGATGACAGTTCTTACGGCATTGATATAATCACGGACTTCAGTTTTGCCCATGCATATGTCGTAGATTGCTGTAACATCCTCGCGCTTCACTGTGCACCAAGAATATTGGTGGTGTAAGCTAGTGTACGGTTCAAGATTGCCTGATACATCATGCCATGCTAATTCAACTTCCTCTCTTTCCTCGTCTACTCGGTTAACAGTAACATAATCCTTAACAGTTTTCCAACCTTTTCCAAACCATTTGTAGAGGGTCCTCTCTAGGATCGAGGGCCCTTGTTCTACTACTGGTCGAATCGGTTCTGCTAAGAATAAGTTGTTAACAGGGATTGTCTTAATGGGGTTCTTAGATAATGTCACTTTCACAAGCACATATCTATGTTCACCATAAGGCATTTCCCTAATGACTTCACACAAAGCGTATTTATCTCCACTGGTCCAATACCAGGATCCCTGTTCAGTATCAAGGATCTTATGTTCGTAAACATAAGGGTTACCATGCTTGGTGAGGTCAACATTGACTATTGGGTAAGAAATTTCGTTGGCAAGGTCAGTAAAATTAGAAATTTTAACTTTTCCTTCCGAGTCAGTGTTATTGTACTCAAATTCTCGTTTAACAAAGGCAGTCTTGTAATCGTGGAACAAAAGGTACCCATTTGGATACCTTTCTTTACTCCTCTCCAACTCAGCAACCATTCCATCAAAAACGCCTTCATAATAAGCGCTATCAATGGAGGTCACTCCGTCAAAGAGGGGTCGGTTGTCACACCGACACGCACCCTGCTCGTTCGCTGCACAATGGCAAGATCCGAGTAGGATGGGGTCGGGGCGGCCAACCAAAGGCAAATTCATATCTGTCGCTGAGCGGTTCCAAGTATGGTGACGGTATTCATCTTCTGGACAGGTTAATGGACAAGTCATCCACAACCGGCTTCTGATAAAACCGTGATCATCTTTCATTGTCAGGTTTCGGATATGATGGCCTCCGATATCAAGAACTTTTCCACGGCATAGTCCACTCATGACTATACGATGAAAATGTTTCCGCAGAAAGGCGCCATAAGCATGGCACACAGGGCGTGAGTTCTTTAATACCAGGTTCTCTCCTAAATATTCATACTGCTTTTTGATAAACTGAGTTGCTTGATTTCCAAAAACACTCTCCTCATTTATCGAAGTAGGGTAGGCACCGCGGCACTCTGTAGTGCGTATGGTGTCTGGACGTTTAACTTTTTCAGGCTCAATATCCTTACTGGGTTTGGCGTCCTTATCCAAAACTGGAGCATTTAATTTTGCTCCTTTCTTAACAGAAGAGTTCTTCTTCTTAGATTCCTCAGCTTTGGGCTGATTCTTCTTTGAATCATTAACTTTCTTCTCTTCAACCAAGGCTCCACAATGGTTGGATTGTTTGTTAAGTTGTTTGGAAATCTTGGAATTTTTGTTAGCATGGCTTCCAAGACCAACATTGCTGTTGTTCTTTACCAGGGATGAACTTTCTGAAGGTTCACCAACAAATCGCTGCT